AAAAGATGGTATATATTATTTGATAACTTCAGCTGCAACACCTGCTAAAACAATTATAAGAGCTGCAAAAAAAGTTGAGTTATTAAAAGACGCAGATAAATTTAAAGAGTTAAGAATAATACTACATCACGGTTACCTTGAAGGTTCAAATCCAGAACAATCTTGGAAAGAAACCGTTGATGATGGTAGAGAACAATTTAACAATTATAGAAATTTATTAAAAAATTACTTTTCAGGTGATGTTAAAATTTCAAATAAGATAAAATTATATGGAATAACACCATCGTTAGAAGAATTAAAAGATGAATTCCCTATGAACAAAGTTGTTAGATACGATCAACCACCTCTTTATATTAATAAAGAAGAACAAAAGTTATGGGATATTGATCCTGAAACTTTAGAAGACTAAAAAGTCTTTAAGTGATCTTCAGTAAGGATTACAAACTTCATATCACGTTTTAAACACCAGGCGTAGGCGGTACTCCACTTACGCCTGTTTTTTTCATAAGTCAACAATGCGTTTTTATAAGTACGACTTTCTCGTAAAGGTTTTTTAGGTTTACGAGTTTGTGCTTTTGGTTTAATTTCAACAATAAATTTTTTAAATGTACCGTTTGATTGCCTAACTTTCATATAGAAATCAGGAAAGTATCTATGCGGCCTATCATCAATAGAACGATAGTAAATTGCTATTTCTTCACTACCCCATTCTAATACATCTTTATTTTTATCACAATAACCCATAAAACGTTTCTCCCAACTAGACCTATAAATAATATTGTTTACATTACCTTTATATTTTTGAGGGTTCAAAGGTTTAAATATACCTGAATATGGCCGTTTATCTGGATTAGTCAACTTCTTAATCTTCTTCATAAATCTATTTATTTCTAACATAAATAGTATTATGGCAAGCGTATTTGATAGAATCAAAGTAAAAGCAGGCGATAGTGATAGATCGGCTACATGGTATAGAACACAAGTAAATAAGATTGCGAGTGGTACTACAGCAGGTCAATTATTCAGACAAGGTAAACTTAACGGTAGACCTAGTGTAGGACGATTGAACTTATTTGGGTATAACCCTAAATTTAGAAAGACTTTACCGTACTACGATATATTTCCTTTAGTGTTGCCATTAGAACCAATATCAGGTGGATTTATGGGTATGAACTTTCACTATCTACCACCGTTGTTGAGATTTAGACTATTAGAACGTATGCAGGCAACTGCTACGGATCAACGATTTGATAGTAAAACAAAATTTGATGTAACTTATGATGATGTAAAAAATATAAAGATTGTAAAACCAACAATTAAAAAGTATTTGTATTCATATGTACAAACAGGATTTTTAAGAATAAATGCAGATGAAGCTGCAGTTGCTATATACTTACCTGTACAAAGATTTAAAAAGGCAAGTGAAGCACAAGTTTATTCAGACAGTAGGAGATTTATTTAATGTCATTAATTAGTGTAGGTAAAAAAATAGGTGATTTAGATTTGAGGATAGGTATACCACCTTCAGCACCTCATTATGACAGACAACAGGCAGCTGCTAAAGCAGGATATAACAATGTTTCTACAAATAGAGATTCTATTTTAAACAGATTTAGATCAAGCATTCAATCTGCTGAAGGTTTAGCAAGACCTACTCAATTTATCGTAACTGTAGATGGTCCTAACAATATGTCAGAAGCATTAAGACGTAGAGGATATACGTTTCAAGCAGACGATAAAGAAAAAAGATTTGAAAATTTTAGAAGATTGGCAACAGGCTTAAGACAATCATTACAGTTAAGATTAGATTTATTTTGTAGTGATGTATCAATGCCAGGTAGAACAATAACAGATGATGTTAATGAACAATATTATGGTCCAAGCAGATCATTTGGTAAAAATGTATCATTTGATGAATTGACATTATCGTTTTACACAGGTCAGGATTTTGATGAAAGAGTTTATTTTGAGGCATGGCAAAATATGGTAATTGATCCTATATCATATGATGCAGGTTACTATGACGATTATGCTGCCCCATGTAAAATTACAATAACACCTTTAAAAAGATCATTTTTAGATACATTGTTGCAATATAAACCAACATCAGAAATGACCTTAGAAGAATTAGATAAGTTAAGAGGACTAGTTGGATCAAATGAGTCAGCATATCAACTTCAATGCTATGAAGTGTATCCTAAATCTATTTCAGCACAACAGATGAGTTATAGTTCAAGCAATGCATTTGTAAAAGTTGATGTTACATTTAAATATAGATATTGGGCATCAACAACAGAAAATGTGTCGGCTGTTAACTTTAATAACATTGAAGGAAAAGATGGTATAAATGAGTACAGAAAAAATACTACTATTGAAGGTGGTCAAGGATTTTTAGATAATTTACCATTTGGTTTAGGTGGTATTGCAAGATCAGTAGGAAGACAAGTTTATGAGAAATTTAGGAGAGATACACCTATTGGCAGAATAACAGGAGGAAGGGTATTTCCTAAAGGATTACCTGAACCTAAAATTATAAGAGATATATTATACTAATATATAATATTACAAAATGAGGAGTAATAATGAGTTTACCATTAATTAAAGTGCCTGAATACAATTTGAATTTGTCAAATGATATAAAGGTAAGATTTAGACCGTTTTTAGTAAAAGAGGAAAAAGTTTTACTATTAGCGATTGAAACAAGAGATGAAGACGAGATCACTAAAGCTTTTATTGATATTGTTCAATCTTGTGTTTTATCAGATGTAGATGTGACCAAAGTTCCGTTTTATGACTTTGAATGGATTTGGTTAAATATAAGAGCAAAGTCAGTTGGTGAAAATATTGAATTAAAATTAAAGTGTCCAGATGATGAGTCAATGATTGTTGATTACACTTTAAAAATTGAAGACATTAAACCAGATTTGAATAAGACGATTAATAATAAAATTGAGTTTGAACCAAACTATGGTGTAATTATGAAAGTTCCTACGATAAAAGATGTGGGAAGTAAAAAAGGTCTTGTTGAATTAAGTACAGGTTTAATACGTGATTGTATTCAAACTATTTACAACGGTGAAGAAGTGTTTGATAGAAAAGATATTGAAGTAAAAGAGTTAGAAGAATTTGTTGAAAATTTAACTATGAGTCAGTTTAAAAAACTATCTAAGTTTTTTGAAGAACTGCCACAAATTGAACATACTATAAAATATAAAAACCCAAAGACTAATAAAGAATTTGAGTTTGAAATGAAAGGTGCGGCTGATTTTTTTCAATAACCCTCTCACATGAGAGCCTGGAGAATATCTATCGTACTAATTTTGCATTAATACATCATCACAAATATTCTTTAACAGAGCTTGAGAACATGATGCCGTGGGAGAGGGAAATTTATATTGAAATGTTACTACAATATTTAAGAGAAGAAAAACAAAGATTGGAAGAACAAAGAAGGAGTAAGTAATGATAGAAGTAGGAAAAAATATAATAGTAAACATATGGGTATTTTTAAGAGATGAAGTGCCTCAGTTTATGTCAAACTGGAGATTAATACCAAGAGTATTCATGTTGTTATATGGATATGCTTTTTACATGACAATGCAATGGTTTATGGCACTACCTGAACCAAACAATGCACAGGCAGGTTTTGTGTCTGTTGTTGTGGGTGCTGGTGCAGCTTGGTTTGGTTTATATGTAAATGGTAAACCCAGTAAAATAGAAACTAAGAAATAATAAACAATGGCAAAGGCACCAAGAGGACCAAAAGTTAAAGACACCAAATTGACATTTGGTGAATCCACAGATACGTTTAGACCAAAGATTGGTCAGTTACGTAAAACTGAATTTGGATCAATTCTTGCAAAACAAAAAAAGAAGTTTAAAGAAGAAGGTGATAGTTACATCTTTGGTGAAACAATGGTCAAATATTTTGATCGTGTAAGAAAAGGATACAATTATACTGAAGAAAATCTAAAAAAAGAACAAATCAGAAAACCTGTTATAGACTACATTTTTAATTATGGTTTAAGTTTAGATGGGTTAAGAGATATGGGATTTGATGAAATAAATGATTTTCAAAAAGTTACATCACAATACCTATCAGATTTAAAAAAATCAGGACTAAATGATAAAGAGTCAACAGTTGTAACAAATCTAGTTGGTGGAGTTAATGAAAGACTTAAAGACTTATTAGGTGTAACGACAAGATTGAAATTTGGTGTAAAGGACTTTTTAAAACAGTTTGCACCATTAAAACTACTTCAAAGATATGCACCAGGTCCTGTTGCTGATTTTGCACAAAAAATAGAAAGTAGAAAGGATCAAGCAGAGCGACAACAACAACAAACAAGACGAGCATTAATAAAGTCTGGTAGAAAAAGTGGTTCTATTTCAACTGCCTCAAGTGATTTTGGTCCTAGTTTAGATACAGAATCTGGCAGAGAAGAAATTGCTAGTAGAACTGCCATGAGTAATGCATTAACTGGTGGTATTAAAACTCCTTCATTTGATAAAGAAACAATGGTTGAAGAAGAAAGAGAATCTGATGCTCAATTTGGTGAAACAAAAACAATATTAGAAAAAATACTAGAGGCACAGTTAGAAACAAACGAACTATTAGGTGGTGATAAAAAGGCAGATGACTCAGGTTTTCTAGGTTTTGAACTACCAGACGTTCCATCAGAGGTAGTAGCTGCAGGTGCAGGAGCAGCTGGATTCAAATATAGAAAAAAAATAGCAAGCATGTTTGGTAAGATTTTAAAGGGTTTTGGTATTGCTACACCACTTGCAGCAAAAATGATAAACTATGGCGCACCCAAAGATGATTTAAAAGGTAGTGCTGATGATAAGGATAAAGATAAAAAGAAACAAAAATTAAAAGATGGCCAAAAACAATTATCAAAATCAAAAAATATACTTAAAAAGTCAACATCATTTGCTAAAGGTATTTTAAAACCATTGGCACCAATTATTGCGACATATGATGCAGTTACAGGATTTTTAAATGCTGAGGAAATATTACAAGCAGCTCCAGAGGAGACACTTACTTGGTATGAAAAATCTATTGCAGGATTATCAAAAGCATTAGATTCATTTACATTTGGCGCTTTGGATGCAAGTAAAACTGCTAGATTTTTGACTGGTAGAAGAACTGAAGAAGAAAAATTAGAAGACAGAGCAAACATACCACCCATTTATGGCAATCCATCTGTTGATGAAGGTGCTAGTGTGGGTATGGATTCTTATGTTTCAACTCAAAAAGCAGATGAGATTATGGCCGAGAATATGAGTAAAAATGTTGAAGCACAGGCATCTATAATCAATAGTAATAACACTGTAAATTCTAATAATGTGACCAACAATATAAGTAACACTCAAAAAGGTTCAAGTGATTCAGTACCTTTAACACCAGAAAATCTTGCTAATGAACTTTTAACAAATTCTTACTAATAACGAATAAATATTAACATGTCAAATAATAACTTTTTAAACAGAATATACAACGGTACGTCTTTAAGAGGTAAGTATGCAAAGACAGAAAATAATATACGTAATACCTCAGATACAAGTAGAAATTTTAAAAGATTTGCTGGTCCAAATGTAACTGTTTATCCTGAACAAGCTGCTGATCAACAACATTTTATCATATTTGATATATTACAAAGAAGGCCTGGCAATATGCCACAAAATCTATCTTTTAGTTCAGGATCATCTGCCATAGGAACTGGTGATGTTCAAAAAATTATACAAGGAAAGACAAATTTTTTAGGTGATGGATTTGCAGGACAATCAGCAAAAAGACGTGTGGTTCAAACAATTGCATTGTATATGCCACAAACACTATCTTTTACAACTAAAGTAAACTACGGTGAAATAGAGGCAGGATTATTTACTGGTGCATTGCTAAAAATTAAAAATGAGATGGACAGGAAAGAGGGTATTTTAGAAAAAATAGGTGCCATAATACCTGCAAAAGAGGACATAGCAAAATATATACCTAATGAAACTGCTCGAGCAGTTTTTCAAAAGACAACAAACACAGCGCCAGCAGCTTACAAAGACGTTTTATTTGAAGGTATAGACTATCGTAACTTTAACTTTACGTTTAAGTTTACACCAAGAAATCCAGCTGAAACTGAAATGGTAGAAAAAATATGTGATACTTTTAAATATCATTCGTTACCATCATCAAAAAGTGAAGAAGGTGGACCTATTTCAGCATATAACTTACCAGAAGAATTTGTAATAAGATTCTATTATAAAACAGCACCAAACAAATATATTGATTCAATAGGTCTTTGTGCTTTGCAGGAAGTAGGAGTTAACTATGGTGGAGATAAATTTTCAACACATAAAGATGGAAGTCCTGTCACCACTGAATTAACATTATCATTTAGAGAACTTGAACTTATTGATAAACTAAGACATAGACAGTTACGTAGATTAAGAGATGGGAATTAAAAATGCCAAAGTATTTCAGTTATTATCCTAAGATTTTGTATGATGTAGAGGGAAATGGTAATCCTAAAGTAATAACAAATCTTTTAAGACGTGTTAAAATTAAAAATGGATTAAAGGAATCAGCATCATTATTTGATGAGGTTGAAGTACAAAATGGTGAAACACCAGAGATATTAGCAGACAACTTTTATGGTGATCAAAAATACTATTGGATTATATTGTTATTTAATAATATCAAAGACAGATTTTACGATTGGCCGTTAGACAATGTACAATTTGAAAACTATATAAATGACAAATATACAAATCCTAATGCTGTTCATCATTATGAAATAACACAAGAAAGTGGTCCTACATCATCAAGTGATGACTCACACAAAATACAAGTAAACAGCACAACACCAGGTGCAACTGCTGTTACTAATTATGAATATGAAGAAAGATTACAACTAAAAAAGAGATTGATAAGAGTTTTAAGACCACAGTTTTTATCTTTGTTTATGGTTGAGTTTACATCTCTAATTAGTTAATATGAATTATGCCAAGAGAATTACACACAGATCCACCTCAAACAAATACAGTAGAATACGATAATAACTTTTATCGTTATCAAGGTGACACAAGAGTCAGCAACGTACTTTTATATAGTTATCGTGGTAAAGATGGTCCTATATTAGACATTACAGACTCAACAGCAACAATTACAATATATCAAAGCATAGACAACAACTTTATTACAGGTGATTTGTTACTTAATGATACAAAAGGTTTGTATTCTAAATTTCCTATTATAGGACAGGAGTTCTTAGAATTTAAAATGAGAACACCTATTATGAATGACGGTGATGAAGAAATAGACTTTACAAATTTCAGATTACATGTACATAAAGCAAAAGCAATAAAGTCAACTCAAAACGCACAAGCAGTTTTACTATCATTTTCATCAGTAGAGTTAAGCCGAAATCAAAGAGTTAAGGTTTCTCAATCAATGACAGGCACCTATGGTGAGATGGTTGATAAGATGATTAAAGGTAAAAAGTATTTAAATAGTAAAAAGGTGGTAATGGTTGATGATACAAAAGGTAATGATAAAATTGTTTTTCCTAATTTAAGACCTGTTGATGCAGTAAACATGTTGGCATCTATAGCTGAACCACAAGATTTTAAATCGGCTGGTTATAAGTTTTTTGAAAACAAACGAGGTTTTCATTTTAGATGTATTGAAAGTTTATATCGGTCAGCACAAAACAATAATGAGTTAAGACCATTTATTGCTTATTATGATTTAAGAATATCAGGTCAACCATCATTTGACGCACCTGCTTTAAATCCGACCGAAATATTACAAAAACCATATGGATTTAGATACAACACCGAATTAGATACCGTAAAGTCATCCCGATTAGGACACTTTGCAAGTAAAAACATTTCACACGATATGTTTACAAAGACATACAATACACACAGATCAAGTTATACCGAATTGTATTACAGAAAATTACACATTGATAATGTAAATTCATCTTCTTATCATGGCATGATGCCACCAGGTGCAGCTGAGTTAGATGATGAACACACACCAGACAGTAAGACCTATGGTTTAAATAATCCAAAAATACTAAGTGCCTTAAAAAAGACACCAATTGGTCAATCTTACAATAGATCAAAGTATTCAGATTATTTTGATAGTCGCCTACGTTTAATACCTGATACAAGCAATTTACATGAAAACATTACAACAGGTGATCAAGGTCGTATTTCTGCTGATTACACAAACAGTACTGATACGTCCAGATTTATTTCAATTACTATTGAAGCGCCTGGTAACTTTACGGTTGCAGCTGGTGACCTTGTATGGGTTGATTATCCAGAGTTTGTTGAAGAAGTTGCTGAAGAACATAATATTGAAGACGTAAATCCTATGTTATCAGGACGTTATCTAGTTAAAAGTGTAAATCATACCGTAGATTTAGTTGCAAATAATCACCGTATGTCAATAATCGTAGAAAGAGATATATTTTCAACATATCAGGAGTTACCGACATATGACTTTCCAGAGTATTCAACAAAAGTGACAAATGTATTATCATCGGCTATATCTACAAGTACATATGCTCCAATAGACAGAAAAAAAGGTTTTATAACATTACCCGATGGTTCTAAAAAGGTATTAGATACCATTACTAAGAACGTACCAAGCGCACAAATACAAACAGTTGAAGATGTAATAGATAGACTTGGTTTTAACGCAAATTCACTTACTGACGCACAAAACAAGGCAGTAAATGCTGTTGTCAATAGTGCCACAAATAGAGTTAAACAAAACAAGTATATTGCCGCTATAAGTGATAAGGTTGCAGAAAGTAAGTCTGTAATCAATAACATAGTCAAAAACGTGTCTGGAATCGCCCTCCCGAACGTTCCTACGAGTATTGAGGGTATAAAACAGTTAGGACTATCAAAAGGTATAAATGCCGTTGCTAGCAAGTTAAAAGACAATGCTTTTGTTAAGTCAGCAATAGCAAACTTTAAACAGTTTAGATCAAGTGCTACGTCTTTTATTAAAGGATTATTCTAAGATGATACAAACATTGAGCATCCTCAAAGTTTATTGCGAGTTTAGAAAAAAATTTTCCAGAACAACTTTATAGCGGCCATAAGAAAGGTCTCAATAGAGCAAATGTACAAAGAATGTAAGAATAGACCTAAGAATTACATAATCTAAAAGGAACAAAGACAATTTGAACAAATATGATAGAACAAACACTCAATAAGTCAATGAAACAGAAAGGTCCTAACAGATGGCCTAGATTAGTGCTTCGCACCGCGGATGCCTACGCAGATTGTTTAAATACGGATAAATATAATAGCTTGAGTGCTTTAAATACGGTCATTTATGGGAATTTTTAGTAAACATTAGGAGAATTATGGAACAGTATTCAGATTTTATGGGTAGAGATGGATTTGTATGGTTCATTGGTGTTGTTGAAGATCGTAAGGATCCTGAGAAACTTGGCCGTGTTCGTGTACGTTGTTTAGGTTTTCATACAGATGATAAAGAGTTATTACCTACGGCCGATCTACCTTGGTCGCATCCTTTGTTACCTATTACTTCATCAGGCATATCTGGTATCGGCCAGACACCTCTTGGCCTTGTTGAAGGTTCGTGGGTATTAGGTTTCTTTAGAGATGGTAAATACGCACAAGAGGCCGTTGTA